TCATGCCCGCTTTTTCTGTCCCATACGCGCTATCGCATCGGTTAGCCGTGACTGGTCCAGGTGGGCATATCGCTTTGTGCTGCGCGGGTCCTTGTGGCCGAGGATAGCACCGACCGTATACAGGTCAACATCGTTGTTGATCAGCTCGCTGGCCGTGCTGTGGCGTAGGTCGTGGAAATGGACGTGGCCCAATCCTACCTTCTCGCGGCTGATCCGTGCCCACTTCTGGATCGTGGATTTTGCGCACTGGATCGGCCAGCCAGCACGATACCGAGCTAGCTTCGGATGCATTGGCACGCGCCGTATCATGTCGCCGTTCTTGGTGTCGTGGACTACGAATGAGTCTCCCTCAATCTTGGCTCGCAGGATCTCGGACAGCCGCATGCCGGTATAGAACGCAACCACCATTGCGATTCTGGCCTGCTTGTTAGGGCAGTGGCGGATCATCCCCAGCATCTGCCGAACAGTGATGTAGACATGGCGCTCATTCCGCACCATAGGGACTTGCACGCGGGCTCCCGGGTCGTGTTCGCCCTGGTTGTGTTTCTTCCATGCCCAGCGCCCCGCAGCGCGCAGCAAGGAGATTTCATACTTGATGCTCGCTGGGGCCTTTGCCTGCTTGGAGATCTCTGAACAGATCTCCGGCAGTTCATCTAGGAACTTGCCGGCGTAGTAGCCATAGAGCGACGAGAAGACCCGCATGACCTCCTTGTAGGTCTTTAGGTGCTTTTTGTCCGCCAGGTACAGTTCAATCGCCCGCTCTACTGTTGCCCGATCACGCGCAATGCCGGACGCGACTGCGTAGAGACGCGCGGATTCTTTGCGGTCGAAGGCGTCGGCTTCGGTTCGAGTCCATGCTTTCGGAAGACGGCTACGAGCCCGGATTCTCTTACCTTCAATCGTGCGGTCGAATTCAAAGATGAACTGACCGCGTTTTGTGTCGCGATGGATCGACATGATTGCCTGTACTCCAGCAGATCCGTGAGTTCAAAGGAGATGCGCCGTCCTACCCGATAGCATGGTATCGGGCCATCAGGGGCAGCGAGATCATAGACATGGCGGGGAGATACCCCAAGGAGGCGAGCGGCCTCCAGCGCCGAGATCGGTTCTGATACGGGGTGGTTCATTATTCCCCCTTCAAATAGTCGTCCACAATGCCGATTCGGTCGCCGCCGATATACGGCGCGACTAAGTCGATATTGTGATCATTGTCTGTGAGAGTCCACATAGCCCGCCGTGTCCACTGCACCAGCGCGTCCCTCTCCGCGCGCGACAGGCTCACGGTCTCGCCAAATGGGTGGCAAGTAGTCTTGCGTTGGGCGATGGCTTCGAGTTCTTCGGGGGTCATCTATTTCTCCCTCTTGCCGGTGCCGGTCTGGCGGAACTCGATAACCCATACCCAGGGGTTTGCTCGCCAGGATTCCGGGCCGTTGATCTGTTTCCACAGCTCGTAGAACGCGCGCCGGTAGCCGTGGGCCCTCTCGCCTACGGTCACATTCGGCACGCCGGCCAGGTCATTCCACGGGTCGCATCCCTCGGCTTGTGCGTCCGCGTCGCTGATGTCCTGCAGCCGCTCCACGCGCACGGCGGCGACCTCGAGCACTAGGCGGCAAGCCGAACGCGGCATATGGATGCTGGGGCGCCATTCGCGGGGCGACAGTTCGCCGTCAAACCCGTGTGGGTCGTCATCGTAGTCGGCACGGAAGAACACCGGCGTGCCATCCTGGTAAGGGCCGAATTGATGGTTCGCGTGCTGCCATGTTTCCCGAACCCAAAGACGTTCCCCAGAGGTGCCGTAAGGACACGGCTGGCACCAATCGAGCAGCGAGCCACCATCGGCAGCCCAGAAATGCGGGCGCGGGTCCGGATGGTGATAGCGATGGACACTCACAGTGCTGCTCGGGGGCTGGCGCTTGATGATGCGCCGCGTCTGCGTCTTCCTGCCAGCGAGAATTGCGCGAACCATCGGGCCTGTGAAGAGTATCGGGCGCTCAGCCATGTCCCTGCTCCTTACGCCGGACTTGAACCGACGTGATCAGCTGCCGCGAAATCTGCGCGCCTGCTGCAAACAAAATCCGTTGCTCCGGCGTCTGGTAATCCGGCTGGATGCACTCAGTCCGCAGCTTGCCTTGGTTGTCGATGTAGACCCACAGTGGCGAATTGGCCCACCCTGGGCCGGACGCGTACTCCGGCACAACAGCGACGATGTGCTCGCCGCGACTGAGCTAGATCTGCGGCTTGGGCTTGGTCATGACTGCTCCTTGTGTGCGTCCAGTGCGGCGCGCTGAAGCAGCGCTTCACCGGCCTCAGTCAATGTCCATTTGTCGAACGAAATCCGGCCGTGCTCGATGTTGTGGTCGCCGTACTCGCTCAGGATTCCGAGAACATCGATATCCGCGGGCTTCTTGGCGCTGGCCTGTGGTTGTCGCAGCAGCAGCAACGCATGTTGCAGCAGCAACTCGGCGCTGTAGTCGTGCGATGCGTATTCGGCTTCGATTTGCTCCAGCGTCAGGGGCTGCTTGATGTGCGGCAGCTTGCGGGCATTGGCGCTGACCTGGGGCGTGGCATGGAGCGACACTGGCTCGACTTCGTAATCGTCGAATATCTCGTCCGGCGCTTTGGTGACGCGGAACCGCTCGGTCCAGGATCGTATAGACGCCTGCAACTCGTATTCATCGCCGACCCTGAGGCCGTAGGTAAGTTCAACATCGGCGGGGCTGTCGAACCAAGAGTCTCCATCGTCATTGGACCAGCAGTCCGCCACGGGCTGCGCCTCCCCGGCTACAGGGGCGCTCGCCTTCGATTCCAGCACGTTGCAGCGGTTGCAGCGGCGTTCCTTCACCTGATCGCCGAAGTAGTAGAACTTGTGATCGCAGGCCATAGGGGCGCTTGCCAGGGCGGCACGGGCGTCCCGGACTTCCTTGCAAACGTCCCCATCGCCGGCATAGCGCTGATGGTTTTCCTCGTCGAGTTGCAACATGCCTCGCAGAGCGGATGCAAGACGGTCCCCGCGCGCAGCCTCGGCGTGCATGACCTTGTCGGCGGCCTCAAACAGCGAGCGCAGCCTGGACAGCACACGGCGCTCGATTTCGCGGATGCAAACTCCAGCGCCGCCCTGGGTGCTGCTCTGGAAAAAGCAGTGCCAATCTTGGCGGATTTCTTCGAGGTCCGCGTCCGTCAGCACGGGCTGGATGAAGTCGTCTTGTTGGGTTGCCTGGGTGGCGTGGTTCCGGTTGGTCATCGTGCGTATCTCCAAGCTTTGATTTCGTGAGGTGCCCAATGGTCGGCGTCGTCTTTGCTCCAGTAGCGGCCGGCCTCGAAATACCCGTCGATGCCGTGTTCAGTGATATCCAGGCTGATCGAGCGACTGGTGACAAAGCGCACCGGAGTGCCGGGGACGGGGTTGCAGTTTGCAAGCATGCTCACCTCCCCGCGCCCTGTTGTGCTGGCTTCAATTGCATGCGCCACTCTTTGATCTTCGCCTCGCAGTTCTGCGCGTCGCGGACGTACTCAGCCACCCGCCCCTGGGCGTCGAACACGGCTAGCGGGTCTTTGCTTCCGATCGGTCGCGCTTTCAGATCCCTGATGAGTCTTCGCTTCCTGGCCGCAAGATCGCGGAAATGTCGCGCCTCGTACCGCAGGCGTGCGATTTCGTCTTTGATCGCTTGATCCATCATTCACTCCCTTCGCCCTGCTGGACGATGGCCCAACCGGTCTTGTGGCTGTACGCGATCCGGCCGGCTTTGCGTAGGGCCTGAAGCCTGCGGTCAATGATGCGAAACATGGGCGTGTTTTGCGACGTGAAACTGCGCGCTTCCTGCCATACGAGACCGCCTTCGATGTCGCTGGCGAACGTGTGGCCGCGATTGATGCGCGCGAGAATTGCGGCGTCCAGCGCCGAGTAGTCGTGCTTCACTGTGCATCCCCCTGCCGCTGGGCGGCGCTCGGCTGCGGTGTGTACGCGGGATTCACGGGGAATAGGCGAAGGATGGCATCACGCACCTTCGTGGCCTTGTCAGAATCCCAGCCAGCCGGCGTCACGATGATGTAGCCCCCCGTGATCGACGCGCCTTTGATCGTCGGCAGCGGGTCGTTGCCATCCACGGCATGCGTCGCAAGGAACGAGGCGGATACCTCGGGGAACAGCCTCGCGTAGGCTCGCCACCGCGCTGCATCCAGCGCATCGCCAGCAGCGGGAGCGCCGGCGTCTTCGCACGCAGCGCGCAGCACATTGATCAGCTGCGACGTGAGCGCTTGGTCATCATCTGCTGCAACGACTGCACGGGCAGCGCAAAGCAACGTGGAGCTGGGCGCGCCGGCGTCTTGCTCAGCGCTGGGAGCTGCGGGGGCAGTGGCCAGCATGGCGGCGTAGATGAAGTACGGCTCGTCCTGGTGCGACAGCCCGGCGTTCACGCCTTCTACAACCATCGCGTCGGTCGGCTCAATGGGCACCAGCTTCCAGCCGGCGAGGAGGGTGGTCATATCAGACTCCAAGGGGTTCGGGTACGATTTGCCGGCAAAGACCGGGAGAGGGCGATGGGAACCAATGATCGAGACGTGTTTTTCCAAATGCTTGAAGACCGCGGCGAGGCCGCTGTCAGAGCCGACATGAGCGCCCGGAAGTGGGGCGAAAAGAATCTGCGCTGGGTGAACGAATGGCTTTTGCTCAAGGAGCAGGGCGCCAACGCGGAGCAGATCCGCCTGCAGATTCGGGCCGTGGAGGCCGCTGAGCGCCAGGCGCTGACCAGCAAACTTGCAGCCTGGGCCGCCGGGCTCTCGCTCGTCGTGTCTATCGCCGCGCTTATCAAAGCGTGGTAGTTCATCTGGCCTCCATCTCCGCCAGGATCCGCGTCTGCTGTAGCAGGTCGGTAGCGTCGGCCTGGTCGAGGCCGGCGCCGATCCTGCGCAGGGTGGGAATCTCGGCGCGCAGTGCGGCCAGCAGCGGCATGTCGACGGGCATGCCGACCTCAAGGCGCTTGGCGAGCTGACGCAGGGCCGCGGCCTTGAACGCGCGCCCGTGGCGCACTGCCCACATATCGAAGAAGTCGGCCATACCCGCGAGCGCGGGCGCGCTGGCATACCACTGGCCGTCCTCGATGCAGTAGAAGATCGGCACGCCGCGGGCGTCGGTCGAAATCGTGCCTTCGGCGTCGATCTGGTCGATGATGAATTCCAGCGGTGCCAGGGTCTGCTGGGCCTTGATCAGCATCGGAAGACGGGCCGGGCGCGGCCGGTACTGCTTGCGGCGGGGCTTGCGGGCGTGTGTCATAGCGCGTTCGCTTTGAGGATGGCGGCCTTGCGGCGCTCGTAGGAGGGCGACCAGCTACGGCGGCCGGTCTCGTCCTTGAAGATGCGCACGCCGCGGCGGCGCAACTGGCGCGCACGCTTTGCGCAGATGGAACGATTCCCCGCCGAGTACTTCGCGTGGGCCTCGTCCAGCCATTCCACCGTATGCTTGGGGTCGTATTTGTAGTAGTTGCCGCTGGGCGTGTTGTTGTCCAGCCAGGCCTGCAGCTTGGCCGCCGACACGCAGCCAGCCATGAAGACGTAGCACTTGTGCAGCGCTTCAACCGTGGCGACGCCGACCTCTACGACGGGCTCGGACACGTGGCCACCGTGGCCAGAGGACCATACCTGGCCCTGGCAATGGAATGTGGTGCCGTCTTCCAGATTGATGTGAAACTCGCGGCCCGCGAAAGCATCGCCCACGCCGGCGCGTCCCGCCAGGAAGTCATAGAAGCCGTCGTCGTGCGCGATGAAATGTTCGCCGCGGCGCGCGTAAACGTGCTTGGGCATGACGTCCAGGATTAAGCAGTAATGCGGCTTGCCGCCGGGGTAATGGGTCCGGGCGATCACGTCGATGATGTTGGGCATGTCGTTCTCGGTATAGGGCGGCCGGGCACCGGCGGCGGTAGGAGTAGGGGGAGGGAGTCCCGCCGCCGGGCCGGCCATAGTCGTTACGCGGTTTCCGCCTCGGGCGCCAGCTCCAGAGAACCCTGCTTTTCCTGGGCCGGCGTGACACTGATATCGACCTCGCCGCCCAGGACCTCATACAGGCGCTTGATCTGCTCGCCAGTGGGGTTGCACTTCACCCGGAAGCCGTAGCGCGCGCTGCCGCCTTCCATCAGCTCGATGGAAAAATGATCCACGTCGGCAGTCTCGAAGTTGATGTCCGACGCACCGCCCAAGCCGAAGCCGATCACGACTTCTGCGCCTTTGAGTTCGTGCTTCAGACGCAGCGCGCCGATCAGGTCGCCGAACTTGCGCACGGTCAGCTGGTCGGCCGGGCTGCCTTCGAAGATCTCTTCCTGGTCCGGCGGCGTCTCTTCGCGGCGGTAGAGGGCATCGCGCAGCACGGGGTGGAACATGGCCAGGTGGCCGTTGCTGGCGATGAAAGCGATCTTCAGGTCCGCGCCGCCGACCTTCTCGTCGCCGTGGTTCTCGGGGCGCACGTTCAGGTGCGCGAGGGTGACTTTCTGGCTTTCCAGGCTGAACATTTCGTCAGTCTCCTGTGGGTGCTGCGTTAGGGAATAGGGCGGGCGGCGCCCAGGAATGCCTCCGTTGGTTGAGGTGCCGCCCAGGGAGAACGGTTACGCGGACGGGTCCAGCTCGGCGCGGCGGTTGTCGTAGGCTTTCTTGAGCGCGTCGTAGTGCTCGTCCGGCGCGTCGCGGAAGCTGTCGGCGACGAGGTCGAGCGCGTCGACACTGTCGGCCGCCGCGAGCTGCTGCAGGATGGGCGCGGGCTCGAAGGCAACAGACTGATCTGCCGGCGGCGCATCCTGAGCGGCTTTCTTGCTCGCGGCGCGGCTCTTGATGTCCTTGAGCGACTGGCCCTCGGGCGCGCCGGTCGATTCCTCGACCTCGAACCAGTCGGCCGCCGCGCTCATGCCGTCGCGCAGGCTGGCGTAGATCTTCTTGAGGCTGACGACCTGGGCCGGTTGGATCGATTCCAGACGCCGCTGGATGCGCTTCTCGATGTGGTCTTTGCTGACGCCGAACGGCGCGAAGGCATCGATCATCTTCTGCATGGCCTCCGGGCTGGTGTCGGCCTTGGACTTCAGCGTGATTTCCGCCTGCTCCATGGCAGCGTCGATCACGTCGCCGGGCACGATGGCCAGGATGCAGGCGCGCACGCGGCGCTGGGCCATGTTCGACATCAGCTCGTAGATGTCGCGCTCGTCCTTGATCGGGTAGCCGCCCTTCTTGGTGTCGCGCCAGTGGCGAACCTGGAATTGCAACTGGCGGCGGGTGCGGGATTGCAGATCGAATGCGAACGCCTCGACCTCGCTGTAGGTGACGCCGTCCGTACCACGACCGCGCGCGACCTCGCGGAAGCCGAATTCCATGTTTCCCCAGTTCTGGGCGATGGTTTCGGCGGAACGGATGCTGGGGCCGTCCACCTCGCTGCCGCCGCGGCTGAACTGGTATTTCGCCACCTCGGCTAGGCGCGGCCGGGTGAAGGCGTTCAGGATGTTGTCCATGGCCTGCACCTGGTCGCGGGGGAATTGCTGTGCCATCAGGAGCTTGGCCTGCACCTCAGCCACGCCGCGGGCCTGATCGCTCACCGCCAGCGCGCTGCTGGCATCGTTGCGCGGCGCCACGGCGAAGGGGTTTTGTACGTGGTCGTTCATGTGGTCCTCGGGGATCAAAGCGCCCAGCTGGGCAAGGAAACTTGGTGGATCGCCACGCCATAGCCCGGCCAGTCGCCGGCAGCGGCGCAGCGCGCGTAGGTGTCCAAGTCGCGGCGGTACTGGGCGCGGCCCGCTTCGCGGCCCTGCTCGTCCAGCATCACGGCGCTGGCCGCATAGGGCCATTCGGTTTCGACGGCCACGAAAACGAAACCCAGCACGTCGACGCCGGCGGCGCGCGCGAAGCCGTCGCTGTAGAACGCGTCCTGCACGTGGTAGCGCTTGCGCGCGATCTGGCGGGCGAACTCGGCCGGGCTGGCGTCGCTGAAGGTCTTGACGTCCAGCAGCACCACGCCGGACTCGCCGGCCGGGTGCACCCAGTCGGGCCGGCAGCGGCACAGCACACCGGTGTCCGGGTCGATCCAGTAGGCGGACACCTCGGGGCGGCCGGCGGCCAGGGCCTCGGCCACGTCGGGCAGGCGGCGCACGCTCTCAGCCTGGCGCAGCGCCGTCTCGCGCTGGTCGTGCGTGATGACCAGCCGGCCGGCGTTCGCCGCGTTCCAAGCGCGCCACCACTCCATGGCGGCGATGCTTTCCTCGCTGGGCTTCTTGGCGTTCCACTGGGCCTCGGTGGGCCGGCGCGGCGCGTCAGCGGGCAGCACGGCATAGCGCTTGTCGAATTCGGCCGGCTCCAGGATGGCGCAGTGCGCGAGCTGGCCTTCCAACTGGCCGGCGCGCTCCTTCTCGGCCGGCCGGCCCGGGTCCAGGTGCAGGGCGTAGAACAGCGCCGGCGAGCGCGCCACGTGATCCAGGCCCGTCTTGCTGATGCCCGGCCCGCGGTGGTAAGCCTCGATGTCCTGGCCATCGATCGTGCAGGGCGCGTCGATGAGGGCGATCGGTTCGGTGATGGCGTTCATGTCATTCCTTGGCGGCGACGGCGGTCTTGCCGCAGCCTTCGCAGGCGGTGAGGGTGGGGCGGGCGTCGAGCGAGGGGCCAACCACGCCGGTCAGCGCGGCCAGCATCAGCACGCCGCCGGCGATGCCCATGGCGTAGCCAGCGATATCCAGGTCGCGGCCGGTGCGGCGCGCGCGGCGCCAGAGGATCGATAGGCGGCGGATCATTGGGCGCCTCGCGCGCGTTCGCGCATGCGGATCTTCTCCATGGCGCTCAGGTGGCCGGCGCGTTGGTTGCACGCGCCGTGCGCCAGCACCAGGTTGCTGATGTGGTTCGGGCCGCCGTGCGCCACCGGCACCAGGTGTTCGACAGACCTGTCGGTGTCGGACGTATGGCCGAAGCAGTAGAAGCAGCGGTCGCCGTCGCGCTCCAGCAGCGTGCGCACCACCGGGCTCAGCTTCACGCGCCGCGTGCGCGCGCCGGCCGACCAGGCGCCGTTACTCTTGAACGCTTCCCAGGCCTTGAGCGCTTCGCCGGTGAACGTGGTGCCTCCCTTGGAATTCCCGTAGACGATGGCCACGCCGCTGGCGCAATCGAAGCGCACCAGCTCCCATTCATTGGTCGGGCGCAGCACCTGGGCACCGCGCGCCACCAGCCATTCGATGAACTTGGCGCGCGCGCCCTCGACCTTCTTGCGGCTCGGGGTCATGCATTTCTCCGGTGCAGGGCCATCGCGGCGTCGCCGATCAGGCCAATCAGGTACGCCGCGGCCAGGCCGCCGGCGATGAATTGGAAGAGGGCGGTCATTTCCCGGACCGCCAGTCGACGATCGCGTCGTACAGCGCCAGCGCGCCGATGATCAGGAAGGCGATCATGTGCGCACCTCCGGGCGTTCGAACGTCACAACGAAGAAGCCACGGTCCGGATCTTCGATAGCCTCGGCCGTCGATTCAACGTAGTGCTCAGACGCGGCGCGCAGGTACTGCACGAAGGCCTGGCCAATCTCGCCCAGGGTCTTGCCGCCGGCATAGGCCGCAGCGGCGCGGGCAAACAGCGGATCCAGCGCCTTGTAGCCGACGCTCGCTTGGTACACAGCATTGGCGGCGCCGTCGCGGTTGCACGTGCGGCTGGTCTTGATCTGCTCTTCCAGGCCATCGCGCAGCGCGACAAGCAGGCCCTGCGCCAAGCTCTGGCGGAGATCCCGTGCGATCTGGTCGCGGTCGAGGATGAGGGTGTCCATGGTGTCTCCTTGCCCGCCGCGCGGGCGGTGGGTCAGGCGGGCGTCTTGGGCAAGAAGGCGGCTTGCATGCGCGCGAGCCATTCCTCGGCCCACTCCAGCGCCAGCTTGCTGAACTGATTCGTTTCTGGCGTATCGCCCTGGCGGATACCCATGAAGAATCGCTCGATGGGGCGGGAGGCGTTCGGAGACAGCCCTTCGATGCTGGTGTGCTCTACGCCGCGCGCGTTTGCCAGAGTGCCGACCAAGCAGGCGCAGGAACCGTGATAAGTGCTGCCGTCGACACGGCCGGCCTTCAGCGCATCGATCAGTGCGGGAACCTCGCCCGGCGTGGCGGACAGAACCGCCCACATGTCATCGCGGATGGGCGTGAGGTCGGCACCGCCCAGGTCGGCACCGCGCAGGTTGGCACCGCCCAGGTAGGCACCGCCCAGGTCGGCATCGCGCAGGTCGGCACCGCGCAGGTCGGCACCGCCCAGGTCGGCATCGCGCAGGTCGGCACCGCGCAGGTTGGCACCGCACAGGTTGGCACCGCCCAGGTCGGCACCGCCCAGGTCGGCACCGCGCAGGTTGGCACCGCACAGGTTGGCACCGCGCAGGTCGGCACCGCGCAGGTTGGCACCGCACAGGTTGGCACCGCGCAGGTCGGCACCGCGCAGGTAGGCACCGCCCAGGTAGGCACCGCCCAGGTCGGCATCGCGCAGGTCGGCACCGCCCAGGTAGGCACCGCCCAGGTCGGCATCGCGCAGGTCGGCACCGCGCAGGTCGGCACCGCGCAGGTTGGCACCGCACAGGTTGGCACCGCGCAGGTCGGCATCGCGCAGGTCGGCACCGCGCAGGTTGGCACCGCACAGGTTGGCACCGCGCAGGTCGGCATCGCGCAGGTCGGCACCGCGCAGGTTGGCACCGCCCAGGTAGGCACGGGCCTCCACAGCCTGCTCCAGCGCCACGCGGGCAACCATGCCGCTCTCGGTGCCCTCGGGCACATCAGCCGTGAAGAGCACGGCGCCGGTCCAGCGGTTCTTGATCTCGTAAATCACGGGCTTCTCCCTGTTTCTCACCGGGTGGTGAGGTGTTGGAAGAATATTAAGCGAGTCGCTTAATGGCCGTCAAGCGTATCGCTTAAATATTTTTAAGCGACGTGCTTATGCAAATTTCGCGGGCGAAAAAAAAACCGCCCTTAGGCGGTTGGAGTGACTTGCAGTCATCTCGGGGTTGTTTTGGCTCGGTCTATGCAGGTGCGGAACACGCGAAGGCGCGCTTCGACTGGGTCTTCTGGCTTGCCCTTGTACGCAGCACGAATCAGTGCGTGATAGACCTCGACTTGAGTGGCGGTCACGTTGGGAACTTCGGACATGATCGCGTCAGCGCCATCGTGCGCATTCTTCTCTGTGACGCCGCTCTTTCGCAGGGATGCGGCCTGTTCGGCTGCTTTGCCGAGAAATCGGCAGCTGAGACCGACCTCGGGATCCATCGCAGGGCTTTCGGCATTGGCGCTTTGGAAGCCCAGCGCCAATAAGACAGCGGCAATCCAACAGGCACGGCTCATCAGAACTCCCTGACTTGACTGGGCGGGAAAACGCCCACGATGGGGTGAATCTTCTCCACTTCTGTCGCGGAGAAACTGAGCCTCAAATTGCCATTTACTGACATCACTTCGACGCCGCCATCACGGTGCTGAAAAAGCAATTCCTTGGCCATTTTTCTACCGTCGGCGAGCATGAGCGCCACATACTCACCTGGCCTGGGAGGGGAGTTCGGCTCGACCAAAACATACCAGCCATTGCGAATGGCGGGTGTCATGCTGTCACCCCGAACCTTCAGGGCATAGGCCTGGGTGTCACGCGAATGATGCACCAGATAGCCGTCCCCGTGCCCCACCGGGAACTCCAATTCGTCGTAATACCCGTTCTCCCCCAGCTGCGCTATTCCCACGACAGGGATTCTCCTTGGCTCTTTTGTGATGGGCCCGATGTACTCGAGGTCTTGATCGCCGGCGACGTCCGCGCCTTGGTGCTGTCCAATGCCATTGTGGACTCGACTCTGGGCAACGTCCAGAAGGCGACGAGCCTCGTCAAGTGACATTACCGCGCGCTGGGAAAGCTCTTCTCCCGATAGATCGAACACCGCTGCTAGGGCGTGGCGCTCTTCATTGGACGGATCGACGCCACCTTCGATCGATTCCAGGTGCGACACGACCAGTCCAGCCTGAGATGCCAATTCCGGCAACGTCATCCCGCGCGCCATGCGCAGCAGGCGAAGCGAGCGGGCCAGCGATGGCTCAGGCGCACCGGTTCCGGCGTGCTGGGCGTCCATCCAACCCACTGGCTTCCCCATCCCGCTTTCGAGTTTGCGGGCGGCTTTATCGCCAAGATTCCGGGGCTTCCCGGTTTTACGGTCGATTGTGCGGCTGCGAATTTGGCTCAGGTAGACCGGGGAAAGTTCGGACCGCTCGGCCAAGTGTTCGGCGGTCCCGGCCTCCCGGACAAGGGCTTCAAGGTTCTCAAGGCGGATTTCGGAGACGGCTTTCATGGCCGCCATTTGATAGCAATTCGCTAAATATGAGGATGAGCGAATTGCTGTATTTGTCGCTTGACTGACGTTAAGCGAATCGCTTAAGCTAGGCGCCATGAAACTCTCCGAATACATCGCTCAAGAGCGCGGTCGCCAGGCAAAACTCGCCAAGGCGCTGAATGTTCCTTCCGTATCGGTCTACCAATGGGCCGCTGGAATCCGTGAGGTTCCGGCGAAGCGATGCCCCTCCATCGAGCGCCACACCGGCGGTGCGGTGACTTGCGAAGAGCTGCTGCCGGATGTCGACTGGGCATACCTGCGCCGCTCGAAGCGGCAACGTCGCGCCGCGCCGGCCCAGCAGGAGCCGAGCCATGCGTGATCCGGATCCGCAGGACAACCGCATCCCCATCGGCCCGACCGATATCTGACCTATCCAGGAGAACGAAATGTCTGACGTGAACCACATCCCTTTGCCCAAAGAAATCCAGCACAGCGTGGTGACAGGGGCAGTTGAGGCGGCAATGGTCGCCGTGCGAAACGGCGGTGAAGACGATCCGGTGAAGGCCGCCCGCCAGGTGGCGGAAGCGGCCGTTGCTGCATGGCAGATCGTGAACGGCGTTATCCCTTCACTTTCTCCTCGAACTGACGATGGAACTCGTCGATGAATGCCCACGCTGTTTCGGCAATTTTCTGGCCGGCCTTCTCGCCATGTCCAGCCGTGCCCAGCAGTCCAGGTTGAGCCTTGAGGATTTCGATGAAGAACTCTTTGTGGCCCGTGTATTGCACATGCTTCATGAGAACCCCTCCTGTGGGGAAAGTTGGTAGTGGTTGGTCGCCACGCCCGGGAAATCCGGGCAACGCCGATCGTAGCCGCGGGAAGGGGTTCTCGCCAGTTTCTGGCCGTCATCGCTCAGTGCACCGTCGCGCCGACGCGGTCGTCGGTGGCCCATGCCATGCGGTCGCGCTCGGCGCGCAGCTCTTCGAAGATGGCCATCACCGCGGCCTCGGACGGGTCGACGAACGTGCGCCGGGCCATGTCCTGGGCGGTGATCAGCAGCTTTTCGGTTTCGGTCATTCCGGGCTCCGTTGTTTCGATGCCGCCAGTTTGCGCAGCCCCGCGTGCAACCGCACGCAGCTCTTTTTGAACAAGGATGTATCACCATGAACGCGCCTGCACCGGTGCACTTCCATATGCAAAAGCCTTCGATGGAACGGGCCTTTCGCCAAGCGCTGACCGACCCGTCTACGCGAGCAAAGGCCCGGGAACGGCTTGGCTGGGATGACAGCCAGGTGAGCCGCTTCCTGTCGAACCAGATGGGCATCACGATCGACAAGATCGACGCTGCGATAGAGGTCCTTGGGATGGTCGTTACTTCCCCGGGCTACATGGACTTCTTGGCCTACGGCGCCAAGATCGGTGCGAACTGCCATTGCGCACGCGCCGGCATGGGCGAGTGCGGGACGAGGTAAGCATGCGCTACCCGCTGAACTCCCGCACGCGCCAGCGCGCGCATCAGGCGATCGATGCGGCGCCGGATGGTCACTACTTCGCGCCTCCTGTCGAACCCACGCGCACGCTCAGCCAGTCGGCCAAGCTGTACGCGATGCTGGGCGACGTCTCGCGGCAGCTTGAATGGCCCGTGAACGGCAAGATGGAGCGTCTGAGCGTCGATGACTGGAAGGCCGTGGTTGTGGCCAGCCTCATGCAGGAGAAGCGCATGGCGGCCGGTTTGCGCGGCGGCTTCGTCATCCTGGGCAAGCGCACCAGCTCGATGAGCATCCGGGAAATGTCCGATGCCATCGAGTTCCTGTACAGCTTCGGCGCGGAGCAGGGCGTGCAGTGGTCTGAGCCGGTCGACGTGCCGGGATGGGTGCGCTGATGAGCCAATTCGAAAACTTGGCAGGCCAGCGCTTCGGCATCTTGACCGCCGTTCAGCGCGTTGACGGGAAATGGCAGTGCATCTGCGATTGCGGTTCTGTCCGCATGGTGCTGGCCAACAACCTGAAGACGGGAAACTCGAAATCGTGCGGCTGTGTCGGCCGGGCGAAGTGCGCGCGGCGCATGGCGAGCCTCAATCGGGTACACGGCGATGCAGGATCCAAGGAGCACCAGATTTGGGCCGGGATCATCAAACGATGCACGCGTCCGTCGGACATGCATTGGCCGAAATATGGCGCCCAAGGCATAACGGTGGCCCCGGAGTGGATGTCTTACGAGCAGTTCCTTGCTGATATGGGGCGTGCGCCCACGGCAGCCCACACCATCGACCGAATTGATAACGACGCTGGGTATTCGGCAGCCAATTGCCGTTGGGCGACACCCTTCCAGCAGGCACAAAACCGGTCGACCAACCGATACACCGTCGTTGACGGGAAGGTTGTGTGTTTCTCCGAGGCCGCACGTCTTTTGGGTATTGAGAGGTCGCGAATCTTTTCCATGGCTCGTCGTGGCTTGGTGGAAGAGGTCCCCTACATCCCGGGCGGCGGCGCAACCTTGAGCAGAGAGGAGGCGGCATGAGCCACCAAGCCGTCGAATGGGCGCTCAGTCAGCCCATCAGCCACGCGCCCGCCAAGCAGATCCTGACGGTGATGGCGCACTACGCGCACAAAGACCAACGCCCCTGGACGGCCTATCCGTCCGTCACGCAACTGGTCCGCGATACTGGGCAGGACCGAAAGACCATCCTGGCCAACCTCGTCCGCCTGGTCGAATGCGGCGCGCTGCGCGACACCGGCGAACGCGCCGGGATGACCAAATCGGTGACAGTCTACGAACTGTCCGAGCCGACAAGCAATACCAAAACTGGCACCGCTTCGAGGGGCAAAAGCAGTACCAAATCCGGTACCGCTTCCAACGCCGAAGCAGTCCCAAAACTGGCACTGCTAAGCAGTACCGAAACTGGTACCGCTTTGGGTGATGGAAGCAGTCCCAATTTTTCCGGAAGCAGTACCAGTTTTGCCGGGAAGCAGTCCCAAAATCCACCCGAAGCAGTACCAGTTTTCCCTACAGAACAGGTAGAACAGGTATTAGGAACAGGTATAGGAACAGGTAATCGCGCACCTGCGCGAGCCCCTTCCGAAAAGGCGCAGCGCAAGACCAAGTTGCCCGATGGGTTCGGGATCTCCGAACGGGTCCGCCGCTGGGCCGCGGAGAAGGGCCATTTGTACCTGGACCGCCACCTCGAGCATTTCATCGGCAGCGCCAAAGCGCGGGGCTACACCTACGTCGACTGGGACGAGGCCCTGATGAACGCCATCCGAGCGAACTGGGCGAAGGTGCCGGTTGCCAACACTCGCCCCGGCTCTGGCTTGCCCCCAACAGACCCATCCGCCATCAACGCGCAGGCCAAGCGCATGCTGCTGGCGCGCCGTCAGCAACAGGAGATCATCGATGTCTGACGACGATTTCGACGCCTTCATGGCGCTGCTGGACGACGTTGCCGCGCTTCGGCAACTGCCCGTGCTGAGCGACCGCGCCAAGCTGCTTTTCTTCGATGCGGTGCGCCGGTACCCGCTGCACCTGGTCGAGAAGGCGATTCAAGCGCACCTGATCGACCCGGATGCCGGCAAGTTCCGCACGATGATCCAGCCCGCGCACATCGTGGCGCAGATCGAGGGCGCGGCGGCGCAGGACGGCCGGCCGGAGGCGGATGAAGCATGGTCGATCGCCATGCAGGCCGACGACGAGGCCGTCACCGTGGTCTGGACGGACGAAATCGCCGCGGCGCTAGCGGCGGCCCGGCCCGTGCTGGCGCGCGGCGACGAGGTCGGCGCCCGGATGGCGTTCAAGGCCGCCTACGGCCGGATGGTCAGCAAGGCCCGCGCCGAGTTCCGGCCGGTGCGCTGGGTGGCATCCCTGGGACATGACCTCGCGCAGCGCGAGGCCGTCTTGCAGCACGCTGTGGATCTGGGCCAACTGCCCGCGCCGCACGTGGCCGGCCTGCTGCCGCCGCCGGCGGCCGAGTTCGGCGCTCCCGACGACGAGGTCGCGGCCGAGAACATCCGCAAGCTGCACCAGATGCTGGCCAAGGCCATCACGCCGTCCGAGAAGCGCCGCCGCGAAGCCGAAGCGGCCAGCCAGGCCGAGCGTGACCGCCTTGACGTCCTGAAGGCCGAGACGGCGGCCAAGGTCGCCCAGCACCAGCAAGGGGCCCGCGCATGAGCAGCTACGCCGAAGCCAGCGCCGCCGTGGGCGGCAACGAGAGCGGGGGCTATGGCATCTGCGCTGCCTTCGGCTGCTGCCTGCCGGGCACGATGACCGCCAGCACCCAGGGCGGCAAGGATTGGCACTGCCGCCTGCACTTCGGCGCGCCGCGGTCCGAGTTCGACGACATCAGCGCGCGCGCCCAGAACCGCAAGGCCCTGTTCCTGGCCGCCTACTGGCTGGTCAATCGCCCCAAGGGCGACACCGTCAGCCGCAAGGTGCGCGATCGCATCAAAGCCCTGGGCCGCGCCGACCTGCTGGAGAAGGTGCCCAGCGTGCGCGGCGTCACCGCCTACCACCTTGGCGTCCACATGCTCCGCGTGCTGGGCGACGAGTGCCGCCAGCCCCAGGAACACATGGGCACCCCGAAACGCGCCGGCCAGGGCACCACCTGGCTGGAACAGACCCAACCCGAGGAAACCGACGCATGAACGCTTCACCCAACCTCACCGACCCCTACGACCCGATGGCCGGCACGCTGGCCAGGACGGCGATGCAGTGCCAGGCGCGGGGCTGCGACGGCTGCTCAGTTTGCCAACTTGACGAAATCGTCAAACCGGACAGCTTCGCGCGCGCGCAAGGGCCGGCCGGCGTGCTGCTGACCCTGCCGTATCCGATCAGCGCGAACCGCTACTGGGCCAGCCGGACGGTCACGCCGCGCGGCAAGCCGGCCTTCACCAGCACCTACGTCACGCCCGAGGCGAAGGCCTACAAGGCGCAGGTGCAGAAGCTGGCCCTGGTGGCCGGCGTGCGCAAGCCGATCGCCGGCCGGGTGCGGGTGGAGTTCACCCTGTACCCGAACCGCCCGCAGGACTGGCAGAAGCGCATGCGCAAGGACGGCGCGGCCTGGGATGACACCGTGCAATGCCTGGACCTGGACAACGCCCAGAAGGTGGTGCTGGACAGCCTGAAGGACGTCGTTTTCCAGGATGACGCCTGGGTGCGCGAGATCAGTGCCCGCCGGGCCGAGCCGGACGAGTTCGGCGCGCGGCTGGTAGCGGTCGTCACGCCGCTGGCCGTCGAGCGGCCGCAGACCGACCTCTTTGGCGCCGTGGCGCAGGAGCGCAAAGCATGAGCGGCCACCTTGCCCTGGGCGTGTGGCCCGTCGTCCGCCTGGAGGGCTGGGGCCTGCTGCCGTTCCGCGGCGACAAGGCCCACTACTTCCAGCGCGGCGCCGAAACAGGCGAGGGCGGCCGGTTCGTGTATTCCACCTGCGGCCTGCGCGGCGCCGAAACCCACCAGATCACGGTGCTGGTGCCGGGCAATTTCCCGCGCTGCCAGCGCTGCGCGCAATCGCTTCCCCACGCGAAGAGGTTCTCATGAGTCGAACCAACGAGCAGATCACCCAGGCCCGCAAGGCGCGCAACGCCTGCGCGCGCAAGCTGCGCCGCCTGGGCTACAAGTTCCCGAAAAGGACCGTGCGCGAGTACGACGTCATCGCCGCCATCCACCGCATCACCGGCTGGGCGCGGCCCGCGCGCGGCGAGTCGATCGACTACCTGCAGCGCTACGCCAGCATGCCCGAGGGCCAGCCGACGCCCAGCCGCCAGCACGACGCCCTGCACGCGCCGGAATACCGGCCCGACCGCTGGTTGCGCGCCGCCGCCGAGCGCGCGGCCACGTCACAGCGGCCACTGGTGCACGCAGTCAGCCGCATCCCTGGCACCACGCGGGAGGCCACCGCATGAAACACGCCGCCGAAGTGATGGACCTCCTTCAATCCCAGCCGCCACGCGCGCACCGCATGGCGCATTTGGTCCAGGCCGCCGCGTCCTGCGCTGCGCCCTGGGCGAGGAGATCGGCCAACGTTGTTCGAAGTACGAGGAGCGCACCGCGCCATGACCATTCCCAAACTGCTGTTGGACCGTCTGCCGGCCGACTTTCACGAACGGCTGGAGAACTGGGGGGAGGTGATGCGCAGCCGCGGCGGCTACGGCGTGTCGCCCACCTACGAGATCTGCCGCATGCTGGCCAAGCAGGCCGGCAAGCTGGCCGAGGTCGAGGAGCCGCAGAAGGAGGTGGACGAGGCCGACGGCGCCTTCATCGAGGCGGCCTGGCGCAACGCCGTCTACCGGATGTTGCACCAGCACCGCGAGCTGCTGCGGGCCCACTACGTCCAGCGCGCCTACTGGAAGGCCACGTGCCGCGCCCAGGGCATCAGGTTGCGCGAGTACGACGACATCCTGGTGCGCGCCGTGGGCAACTTCGAAGATTTTGTTGCGCAGTACGCAAGCCGGGTGCATAATCGTCGCCAAGACAACCTGACTACCGTCTAACGACGTGACCCGATGCCCATGGCGGGCGTCGTGCGTCCGAAAGAAACGAGCCCCGAGCGAAAGCCGGGGCTTTTGTTTTCCCGGTACGATGTCCACTCCAAACCCTACATGGAGTGCGACGTGTCGAAGAGAACCTTCACAGCAGAAGTGAAAGAGCGCGCAGAAGGCGAGCCATGCTTCATTTGGATTGCCGCGAACAACGATATCGGCATCGGTGATGAGAGCATCCTGCTCGAATTGCAGGAGCCGGCCACGATCGAGCACGCGAGAAAGGTTGCGCAGTTCCTTCACGAGAACGTCCGTTCGTTCAAGTTGTCCACTTAGCGTCGCCGTACGTCCAATGAGCCGCCTTCGGGCGGCTTTTTGTTTCCAGAGAGCAGGGGCCAGAGAGAACCGTCCGCCGGGCCGCATGGGCACCGGCTGGCAGACGTCACGCTCCGGCCTCTGCTCTGTGGGAACAGCCGCCGCAATCGACCAGACAGCAGTGAGCCGCCGCGGCCGCTGCGCACGGGGATGGCCCCGTACCACTGGCTCCGACCGGCGCCGCCCGAAGTCTCCCTGCGCCACACAGCGCCACGCGCAACGCGTGCTTGGGGGAGGGGCCCCACACCAACAACACCCCCATGAGTCGCCTCAGCTGGCCTGGCGCCCGCGCAGGGGCAAATGCGCGGGGCACTTCTTTCCGGTCTTGTCGCCGGCGGCCAGCACGACGAGAACCGCCGCGCCCAGCCCGCCGTGGCGGGTAGTCGGATGGGGGCAAACCAAGGATTCAACATGGCAAGGCTCGAGCTCCAGCTTACGGTCGCGGTTGCATGGTGGCTCCGCGCCTATGTGCGGTGGCTGAACCTGCGGCATAGGATTACCGGCCATCGCCCCAGCATCGGCCGCGCTATTTGGCTGATCGAGAGGGGCATCAAAGCAAAGGTGGATTAGGCATGGGACGACCTTCGAAGCTGACGGACGCCCAGTGGGAGGCAATCGGCAAACGCCTGCTGGCTGGTGACACCACGTCGGCCTTGGCGCGGGAGTTCGGCGTCAGCAAAGGCGCCATTTCGACGCGTTTTTCTAAACGCACGGAAACGATAAAAGCTGTTGCCAATCAATTGGTTGCAGCCGATCGCGCAATGGCGAATCTGAACGTTTCTGAACAGATTGCGGCCCGTTCACTTGCAGATGACCTGAAGGCGGTATCCGAGCACCTCGCCGGCGCGGCACGGTATGGAAGCGCCACCGCGCACCGCCTGCTGGGTGTCGCCCACGGCAAGGTCGCGCAGATCGACGACGCCGACCCGCTAAATGCGGCGAGCGTGGAAGCGATGAAGGGCATCGCGGCCATGACCAGGCTGGCGAACGAATCCAGCGAAATCGCGGTGAACCTGCTGCGAGCCAACAAGGACAACATCGAAGACTTGAACCGGGGCGGCAAGGACGTGCCGGCGGGTCTCGACCATTTCTATGGAGCTTCTGCCGTCCCGACCGACGCTTAACCCGGCGCTGCGCGATTTCTGGCTCAAACCCGCGCGCAACCGTGTGCTGTACGGCGGCCGGGCTTCGTCGAAGTCGTGGGACGCGGCGGGCTTCGCGACCTTCCTGGCCAATACCTACCGCTTGCGCTTCCTGTGCGTGCGGCAGTTCCAGAACAAGATCGAAGAGTCGGTATACACGCTGTTGAAGACCCAGATCGAGCGGTTCGGCCTGAACCCTCAGTTCCGGGTGCTGGACAACAAGATCGTCAGCCGCAAGACCAAGAGCGAGTTTCTGTTCTACGGCTTGTGGCGCTCGATCGACGAAATCAAGTCGCTGGAGGGAATCGACGTCCTCTGGATCGAGGAAGCCCACAACCTCACCGAGGAACAGTGGAAGATCCTCGAGGCGACCATCCGCAAGCAGGGCAGCCAGATCTGGGTCATCTTCAACCCCAAGCTGTCGACGGACTTTGCCTACAAGCGCTTCGTGACCAACCCGCCGCCGAACACGGTTGCGCGGAAAATCAACTACGACGAGAACCCGTTCCTGAGCGCCACGATGCGCGAGGTGATTGAGGCGGCCAAGGCCGAGGACTACGACGAATATCTGCACGTCTACGAGGGCGTGCCGAAGGATGACGACGACGACGCCATCATCAAGCGCTCGTGGCTCATGGCCGCGCTGGATGCCCACAAGGCGCTGGGGCTGGAGATTACCGGCCGGCGCAGGTTGGGCTTCGACATCGCCGACTCGGGAATCGACAAGTGCGCGCTGCTGTACGCCCATGGCCCTCTGGCGTCCTGGGCTGACCTCTGGAAGGCCGGCGAGGACGAACTGCTGAAGTCTTGCACTCGGGCCCACGGGGCCGCCAGGGAACGCCAGGCGTCCATTACTTACGACTCGATCGGGGTGGGCGCGGCGGCCGGAGCGAAATTCAACGAGATCAACGCGGCGTCCCCGACGGCGCCGCGGGTGTCGCACTCGAAGTTCAACGCCGGCGGCGCGGTCTACCGGCCTGATGCGCTGTACATGCCGGGCACCAAGAACAAGGACATGTTCGCCAACATCAAGGCGCAGGCCTGGTGGGGCGTTGCCGATCGCCTGCGCGCCACCTTCAATGCGGTGCGCAACGGCGCCAAGGTGAAGCCCGAAGACATGCTGATCCTTGATAGCGCGATGCCCCACCTGTCGCACCTGATGGACGAGCTTTGCACGCCCAAGCGCGACTACGACAAGGCGGGCCGTGTGATGGTGGAAAGCAAGAAGGACCTGGCCAAGCGTGAGGTGCCGTCTCCCAACCTGGCGGACGCCCTGGTGATGGCCTATGCCCCGGGCGCTACCCCGATGAATATCAACCCCGACGCATTGAGGCGTGCATGAAACTACTCGACTGGATCCTCCGCAGGACGCCGGCGACGGCCCCCGCGGCGGAGCCGGCTGCGCGCCGCGAGCCCGGGATGAAAATCAGCCTGGAGGCGCTGGGCCTGGCCAACGTGCCGCCGGCTGCGCCCGTCGCCGCCGCGGTAGGCGAGTTCAAGCGCCCGGCCGTGGCGCCGTTCGTCATTCCCGCCGACAAGGAGCAGGCGATGCTGGCGATGGACGAGGCCATGAGCCCCGTCTATGCCTACGTGAGCGAGGCCTACGCCGGGATGGGCTTCATCGGCTACCCCTACCTGGCCGAGCTGTCCCAGCGGCCCGAGTACCGCAAGATGTCCGACGTCATCGCCAAGGAGATGACCCGGAAGTGGATCAAGCTGGAGGTCAAGGGCGAAGACGACAAGAGCGACAAGCTCGAGGTCATCGAGAAGGCCATGCGCCGGCACCGCCTGCGCGCCAAGTTCCGCCTCGCTGCGCTGCAGGACGGTCTGTTCGGTCGGTCGCAGATCTACATCGACGTGAAGACGCCCAGCGGCATGCTGGCGTGGGCCGACCCGGACGAACTGAAGTCCATCCTGGTCAAGAGCCCGGCCAAGATTGCCAAGGGCTCGCTGGTGGGTTTCAAGGTCATCGACCCTGTCTGGACGACGCCGTACCTCTACAACAGCGACAACCCGATGCGGCCGGACTTCTACAAGCCGACGTCCTGGTTTGTGCTGGGGCGCCAGGTGCATTCGAGCCGCCTCCTAAACATCGTGTCGCGCGAGGTGCCGGACCTGCTGAAGCCGTCGTACAACTTCGGCGGCATGTCGTTGACCCAGCTGACGATTCCCTACGTCAACAACTGGCTGAAGACGCGCCAGGCGGTGGCAAACCTGATCGATGGCTTCTCGGTGGGGGTCTTCAAGACGAATCTGCAGTCGATCCTTTCGGGCGATCCCGGCGACGACGTATTTGCGCGAATCGACGTGTTCAACCGGACACGGACGAATCGCGGGGTCTTCGCCGTCAACAAGGAAGACGAGGAATTCGGGTTCGAGAACGTGCCTCTGTCTGGCCTGGACGCGCTGCAGAACCAATCGCTGGAGCAGCTGTGCGTAGTGCCCGGTATTCCGCTGGTGAAGTACACGGGCATCACGCCGAGCGGCCTGAACGCCACAGCCGAGGGCGAAATCCGCGTCTTCTACGACGAAATGCTGTCGGCCCAGGAGGCGGTATTCCGCGACCCGCTCCAGCAGTGCCTGGAGGTGATCCAGCTGAGCGAGTTCGGCGAGATCGACCCCGACATCACCTTCAGCTTCGTGCCGCTGTGGCAGATGAGCGAGAAGGAACAGGCCGAGGTGCGCAAGCTGGACGCGGACACCGGCGCAGTGCTGATCGAGTCCGGCGCCATCAGCCCGCAGGAAGAGCGCGAGCGCGTGGCGGCGGACGAGACGAACGGCTATCACTCGCTGGACCTGGCCGACGACGACGGCGATGGCGTGCCCGACCTGGTGCCCGTCGCGCCGCCACCCCTGGACGATGAACCGCAGGACAACGCCAATGCCTGAGACCGATCGCGCCAAGATGTTGCGGCGTCGCCGCTATGTCACGGCCGACGGGCGCCGCCTACAGGCGGAACTGGCTGCCGGCCTGGTGTCCCCCACGGGGCGTGACCAGACGCTGCGCCCCGTGCACGCCAATCAGGGGATCGAGGCGGCCTACCGCAAGCGCCTGGACCGCCTCATCGATGAGATGCAGCGGTCCCTAGTGTACTGGCTGACGGCGGCATACCGGCGCAACGTGCCGGAGATCGCGCAGGACGAAAGCCCGGCTATGGCGCTGACCAAGATGATGCGACGCCTGGCCAAGCAATGGCAGCGGCGTTTCGACGAGGCGGCCCAGCCGGTGGCCACGGAGTTCGCCGAGACCTCGATGAGTGCGGCGGACATTTCGCTGCGCAACGCCTTGCGGCAAAAGGGGTTCAGCGTGCAGTTCCAGCTGACCCGGGCGGCCAACGACGTCTTCCAGGCCACCGTGCAGGAGAACGTCGGGTTGATCAAGTCGATCGCCGCCGAGCACCTGCAGGACGTGCAGGGCATGGTCATGCGGTCGGTCACGCAGGGCCGTGACCTGGAAGGGCTGGTCGAGGACCTGCAGAAGCGGTATGGCGTCACCAAGCGGCGCGCGGCGTTCATCGCCCGCGACCAGAACAACAAGGCCACGGCCACCATCACGCGGGTACGCCAGCAGGGCCTGGGCATCAAACAGGCCAAGTGGCGGCACTCGCGTGGTGGCAAGCACCCGCGCAAGTCGCACCAGGACGCCGACGGCAAGGTCTACGACGTGGACAAGGGCATGCTCATTGACGGCGAGTACATCCGCCCCGGCGAGCTGCCGAACTGCCGCTGCGTGGCCATCAGCATCATCCCGGGATTCGACCCATGACACAGCAGAACCACCACGGCCTGGCTTTCGACCGCGCCACCGTCCGCCGGATCGACGTGGACGGGCGGCTGCACGTCGAAATCAGCAATATCAGCAAGGCCACGGTCAACCCGTACCGCGGCATCGAAATCCCGGACTGGGAGGCCCTGGGGCTCGACGCCAACCGCATCTATTTCCTGCTGCGTGATCCGCAGGAACTGGAAAAGGCGGCGCCGACCTTCAACAACATCCCGCTGCTGTCCAAGCACATCCCCGTCTCGGCCGCCGAGCCGCAGAAAGAGTTCGTGGTCGGGGCCACGGGTTCGAACGCCTCCTACCAGGCGCCGTACCTGAAGAATTCCCTCGTCGTGTGGGACGCCGTCGCGATCGCGCTGATCGAATCCGAAGAGCAAAAGGAGCTTTCGAGCGCCTATCGCTACCGGGCCGACATGACGCCCGGCGTCTATGAAGGCGTCGCACACGACGGGGTGATGCGAGACATCCGCGGCAATCACGTCGCGCTTGTCGAAGTGGGCCGCGCAGGCCCGGACGTCGTCGTAGGCGACAGCAGTACCCTCAACCCTTCGGAGATCCCGAAAATGAAACTGAGCAAAACCGCCGCCATCGTCGCCGGGGCACTCGGGGCGCATATCCGGCGCCGGCTGGCCCAGGACGCGGCACTGGGCGACCTGACCCCCTTCCTGAAGGGCGTCAGCCGCAAGAACCTGAAGTCCGAGCAGCCGCGCATCATCCGCGCCATGCAGAACCACTTCAAGGGCAAGCTGGCGCAGGACGCCGACCTGGAAGACCTGAAAGAGGTCATCGAGGTCTTCACCGACCCGGCCGTGGCGCCGATCGGCGAGGACGAGGACGACGACACCGTCGAGCCCAAGCCGGTCGCCCAAGACGACGAACTGATGGGCAAGATCCGCGAAATGCTCGGCGAGAAGCTGGGCCCGGAAGAAGCCGCGCGCGTCATGGCCGCCCTCGGCGAGCCGGCTGCGGCCAATGACGAACCGCCGCACACTCCTGACACGCCGCCGGCGCCGGTGACCAAGCAGGCCATGGACGCCGCTCTGGCCAAGGCCACGAAGGCCGGCGAGGAAGGCGCCATCGCGCGCATGACCGCGATCCGCACCGCCGAGCAGGAATGCCGGCCCATCCTCGGCGAAATCGTCGCCCAGGACTCGGCCGAGGCGGTCTACAAGATGGCCCTGGACGCCAAGGGCATCGACCTGACCGATACGCCGCCCTCGGCGTACCGTGCGCTGGTCAAGATGGCCCTGGCGCAAGACCAGGCTCCCCAAACCCCGCGCGTGGCGATGGACTCGGCCTCGGTGCAGAGCTTCAACCAGCGCTACCCCCATCAGCCGAAGGTGATCTAAATGGGCTTCCAGAAACAGGTCTACATCGAACCCGCCGCCGCGGTGGCGGGCGACTTTGCCAGCTCGAACCCGCGTTCGACTGTCCTGGCCGGCCCCGGCGCGCTGGTGGCGGACACCGCCGGCGTGACCGTCGGCCGCTTCGCCTGGGCTGACGCCAACGGCAAGGTCACCAATGCCGGCACCGGCGTTCCCACGGGCTTCGTGCACCGTGAGCAGCAGGGCGTCATCACCATCTGGCTGGCCGAGTCCACCATGGCCATCCCGGCCGGTCTGGGCGTCACTCTGCACAACCTGGGCGATTTCTGGGCCGCCACCAAGACCGTGGCGACTATCGGCCAGAAGGTTTTCGCCTCCAACACGGACGGCACCATCTCCACCGGTGCCGCTGGCGACACCATCGCCGGCAGCACCGAAACCGACTGGTTCGTTGCCAGCGCAGGGGCCGTCGGCGCGCTGATCAAGATCACCTCCACCAACCTGGGGTAATGACATGAAACGACATCAAGACCTCGCGATGCTGGAGAAGCGCTTCGGCATCGTGTTCCCGGGCGCTCAGGACTACCTGCCCGACGGATTCCGCAGCGACTACGGCTTCGCCATGGACGCGGCCGGCCCGCTGGTGACGGTCAGCAACTCGGGTATCCCGGGCTACCTGCTGAACTACATCGACCCCGAGCTGACCCGCGTCCTCACGACGCCGATGCAGGGCGCCGTGATCCTGGGCGAGTCGAAAAAAGGCGACTGGACGACCCTGACCGCCACCTTTCCGGTCGTGGAATCCACGGGCGAAGTGTCGTCCTATGGCGACTTCAACAACAACGGCCGCGCCGGCGCGAACACTAACTTCCCGCAGCGCCAGTCGTACCACTACCAGACCATGACGGAATGGGGTGAGCGCGAGCTGGACATGGCCGGCCAGGCGAAGATCAACTGGGCGTCCGAGCTGAACATCGCGTCGGCCCTGGTGCTGAACAAGTTCCAGGACAACAGCTACTTCTTCGGCATCGCCGGCCTGCAGAACTACGGCCTGCTGAACGATCCGAACTTGTCGGCGCCGGTGGCCCCGATCTCGGTCGGCGGCGTGACCCTCTGGTCGGGCAAGGATGGCCAAGCGGTCTACGACGACATCGTGAAGATCTACGGCCAGCTGGTGGCGCAGACGCGCGGCCTGGTCACGCGGCGCGACAAGCTGAAGCTGTGCATGTCGCCCGAGATCGAAGTCAACCTGACGAAGACGAACCAGTACAACGTCAACGTCAGCGACATGCTGGCCAAGAACTTCCCCAACCTGACCGTCGAGACCGCCGTGCAGTACGCCACGGGCTCGGGCCAGCTGGTGCAGCTCATCGCCGACTCGATCGAAGGCCAGAACGTGGGCACCGCCGCCTTCACCGAGAAGATGCGCGCCCATGCCATCGTCCGGGACACCTCCAGCTTCAAGCAGAAGAAGTCGCAGGGCACCTGGGGCGCCGTCATCAAGGTTCCGATGGCCATTGCCAGCATGATCGGCGTGTAACGCAGGTCTCCAGCAACGACCAGGGGCGCCAATCCGGCGCCCCTTTTTATTCGAGGAAGAGAAATGTCGACCGTTACCGTCGCGTGCAAGTTGCCCAATGGGCTGATCCTGGACATCCCCGGCGCCAAAGAGCCGGTGGTGCTGAACGGCGCCAATCACCCGGACGCCATCGCAGGCCATGGCCTCACCGAAGTGCCCGCCGACTTCTGGGAAGCCTGGACGAAGCTGTACCCCGACTTCCAACCCCTGAAGAAGGAGCTGATCTTCGCCCAGGGCGGCGAACGCAGCGCCATCTCGAAGGCCAAGGAACGCAAGGGCGAAAAGAGTGGCCTGGAAGGCCTGGACCCCGACAAGCCCGGCAAGGGCCTCGAGCGGGTGCCCGATCAGAAAAACTAGGAGCGGCCCATGGCTGTCGTCGTCTTTGACCCCGCCGAGTTTCGGCAGATCTACCCGTCCTTCACGACGCTCACGGATCAGCAGCTGAACCATGCATTCAGCATGGCCACGCTATACCTGAGCAACAAGGACAGCAGCGCGGTCTGTGACGTCGACGAGCGCAAGGTGCTCCTGTACCTGCTGACGGCCCACATCGCGGCGCTGACCTATGGCGAGAACGGCCAGGGCCCGCGGCCGCTGGTGGGCCGGATCAGCAGCGCCACCGAGGGCTCGGTTTCGGTGTCGGCCGAGTACAACGTGGCGCCGGGCTCGGCGCAGTGGTACGCGCAGACCGGCTATGGCGCCCAGTATTGGGAGGCCACGGCCAAGTACCGGGTGGGCCGCTACCGGCCCGCGCCGACCGGCTACGCGGTCCCCGTGGTGATTCCATGGCGACCGTAGGCCTGAAGGGCGGCCAGGCCCTGGTTCGGCGGCTGGAGGACATGGCCAAGAAGCTGGGCGACGGCGGCTCGCTGCGCGTGGGGTTCCTGGAAGGGGCGACATACCCAGACGGCACGCCGGTCGCGCTGGTGGCCGCCGTCAACGAGTTTGGCCGGCCGGACCGAAACCAGCCTCCGCGGCCGTTCTTCCGGGCCATGATCGCCGAGAAGCAGAAGGACTGGCCGCGCGCCCTGGGTGCCGTGGCCAAGAACAACGACTACGACATCGACAAGACGCTCGGCCAGATGGGCGAGGGCATCAAGGGCCAGCTGCAGGAATCCATCCGGCAGTTGGATAGCCCGGCCCTCTCGCCTGTCACTGTGGCTCGCAAAGGCTTCGAGAAGCCTCTGGTCGATACCGGCCACATGATGAACAGCGTGGACTACGAGGTCGACACATGAACCTGCATGGAATCGCGGGCCCGATCATTGCAGCGGTCAACCCGATGATCGACGGCACACTGCGCGCCAGCGACGGCTACGAGCCGGGCCCGGGGCTTAAGCAGGTGCCCAAGTACAAGCCGGACGCGGCCGCGCGACTCCAGGTGCAGCCGCTGAGTGGCAAGGACCTGGCGCACCTCGACGCGCAGAACATCCAGGGCGTTCAGCGCAGCGTGTACATGTACGGCGACACCCAGGGCGTCGTCCGTCCACTGGCGAAGGGCGGCGACATGCTGATCTTCGGCGGCAGGGTTTGGCTCGTGACCGTGGTCTTCGAGACGTGGCCCGACTGGTGCAAAGTCGGCGTGACCCTTCAGATGGACGCGGCGCCATGAGCCTCCCTGTCTCCCTCACCGAAGACGCACTGGTCGATGCGCTGGGCGCGTTTGTGCAGGTGATCGTCGGCGACCTGGTCGCGGTGGTGCGCGGGCAACAGAACCGCGTGCCGCCGCCCAAGGGCCGCTACGTGTACATCACGCCGATCCTGGCGCCCGCGCTGTCGTTGCCGCGCACCACCTACGTGGACGTGCCGAGCGCCGGCACCATGACCCTGACGCGGCCGACCCAGTGGAATGCTCAGGTCGACTGTTACGGCGACGGCGCGCAGGACCTGGCCCTGGCCATCTGCATAGCGCTACGCAGCTCCTACGGCTGCGACGCATTGAAGGCGAGCGGCTGCGCACCGCTCTATACCGGCGAGCCGCGGCAACTGCCGTTCATCACCGGCGAGGATCAGTACCTGGAACGCTGGTCAGTCGACGCGGTCCTGCAGTTCAACCCATCCATCACCATGCCGCAGCAGTTTGCGGATCAACTTCGCGTTGACTTCGTCGAGGTCGACACTAAATACCCTCCCGGAGCTTAAAGCTATGTCCATTCCCGCCAGTGAAATCGTCCAGGTCGTCCCTGGCGTGATCGGCGCCGGCGGATCGGCGCTCGACCTGAACGGCCTGATCCTCACCACCGATACGGCTGTGCCGGTCGGCACCGTCCAAAGCTTCGCCACGGCGCGCGATGTGGAGCGCTTCTTCGGCGCCACCTCGATCGAGGCGACGCTGGCCAGCATCTACTTCAACGGCTTCGACAACTCGACGCGCAAGCCGGGCAACCTGCTGTTCGCCCAGTATCCGACCGAGGCCGAGGCCGGCTACGTGCGCGGCGGTTCGATGGCCTCGACCACGCTGACGCAGCTGCAGGCCCTGACGGGCGTCCTCACCGTCTCCGTGGACGGTACCCCGAAGACGTCCAGCACGATCAACCTGTCGGCCGCCACCAGCTTCTCAAACGCCGCCTCGATCATCCAGGCTGCTTTCACGTCGTTCGGTGCGTCGTGCACCTATGACGCCCAGCGCGCCGCCTTCGTGATCACTTCGGCCACCGATGGCGCTTCCAGCACCATCAGCTACGGCAGCGGCACGATCGCGGCCGGCCTGAAGCTGACGCAGGCCACCGGCGCGGTGCTGTCGCAGGGCGCGGTCGCCGGCGTGCCGGCCACGAACATGAGCGCGATCACGGACATCACCCAGAACTGGGCGTCGTTCATGACTACGTTCGAACCGGACACCGACGGCAAGGTCGCCTTCTCGGCCTGGACGAACAGCCGTGGCAATCGCTACGCCTATGTGGGCTGGGATACCGACGCGGCGGCCGCGCAGCAGGGCAGCACCACCAGCTGGGCCGCGCGCATCCGGGCCAGCGAGTATTCCGGCTCGGTGCCGGTCTACAAGGATGTCCAACACGCGGCCTTTGTGCTGGGCGCCGTGGCTTCGATCGACTTCGAGCGCACGAACGGCCGAATCACGCTGGCTTTCAAGAGCCAGTCGGGTCTGACGTTCTCGGTGACCGACGCCACGACCGCGCAGACGCTGATCGACAACGGTTACAACTTCTATGGCGACTACGCGACCAGCAACGACCAGTTCCGCTTCTTCTACCCTGGACAGATCAGCGGCAACTGGAAGTGGATCGACACCTATGTGAACCAGATCTGGCTCAACGCCGCTTTCCAGCAGGCGCTGATGACGCTGCTCACGCAGGTGAACTCGATCCCCTACAACTTGGACGGGTACACGCTCATCGACGCGGCCTGCCTGGATCCTATCAATGCGGGCGTGAACTTCGGCGCCATCCGCGCCGGCGTGGCGCTGTCCGCGCAGCAGAAGGCCCAGGTGAACAACCAGGCCGGCGTGGACATCTCGGAAACGCTCCAGACCCGTGGCTGGTACTTGCAGATCAAGGACGCCACGTCGCAGGTGCGCGAGGCGCGCGAGACACCGCCCATGACGTTCTGGTACATGGACGGCGGCTCCGTCCAGCAGATCACCCTGGCCTCGTTGGCCGTCCTGTAAGGGCTACACATCATGACGACTCTGACCAGTGCCAATTCCGTCCTCATGCTGGCGGTGGGTGGCGTTTATCCCACCCCGCGCAAGATCGAGGGCTATGCTACGGACGACGCCTTCGCGTTCGACGCCGTGCAGCTCGCCCAGGCGGTGATGGGCGTGGATGGCTATATGTCCGCCGGCTACACGCCGCAGCCCGTGATCCAGACCATCACGATCCAGGCGGATTCGCCTTCGAAGGACATTTTCGAGGTATGGATCGCTGCGATGAAAACTGCGCGGGAGGTCTTTTACTCCAACGGCTCGCTGGCCATTCCGTCGCTGGATCGCAAGTACACGCTCCAACGCGGGGTGCTGACCCAAGCGCCGCCGGTGCCGACCGCGCGCGCCATCCTACAACCCATGACGTTCCAGATCACCTGGCAAAACGTCAGCCCGTCGGTGGTGTGATATGGCGCGCAAACAAAAGACCATCACCATCAGCGCGTCGGGGCGCGACAAGGGCAAGGCGTTCTTGATCACCGAGCTGTCGGCGGCCGACGCCGAGGAGTGGGCCGGCCGCGCGATGTTCGCGCTGATGAATGCGGGGGTAGAGATCCCCGACAACATCGCGCAGGCCGGCCTGGCCGGGCTCGCGTCGATCGGCCTGAAGGCGCTCCAAACCCTGAAGTTCGAACAGGCGAAGCCGCTTTTCGACAAGATGATGGAATGCGTCGAGCTGGACATGGGCCGCGCCGGCACGCGGCGGCTGGACGACGACGACATCGAGGAAGTGGCCACGCGCCTGCTGCTGCGCCGCGAGATCGTAGCGCTGCACCTGGATTTTTCGCAAGCCGCCGGCCAATCGACTTCGGCGTCCAGCCCTGGCACGGCGGCAACCACCGGCTGATCAGCTACGCCAATGTGCCGCCCAACATCGCCGCGGTCATCTCCCGGCACCCGCACATGCTGCATGACCTGCAGACCGTGTATGGGGCTGAGGATCTCTACAACCTGCTTGAGGTGATCGCGGTGGACGCGCACAACAGGCGCGTGCTGTCCGAAGTGAGGAAGTAGCAATGGCCACCATTCTGGATGCCCTGTTCGTCGAGCTGAAGCTGAACGCCAAGGGGTTCAAGCAAGGCGTGGCGGAGGTCGATCGTTCGCTGAAGCACACGACGGAGGAATCCGGCCGTGCCGCACGGACGATGGAGGCCAACGGCAAGCAGGCGGCCATGTTCTTCAGCCGCATGCGCAATGAGGCGCTGGCGTTGCTCGCGGTGTTCACGGCCGGCATGGGCCTGAAGAACTTCACCGCCAGCACCATCAGCGGCGCCGCGGGCCTGGGGCAAATGTCCAAGAACCTGGACATGAGCACCGAGCGCCTGCAAGCCTGGCAACGGGCCGCCGAGCGCGCGGGCGGGTCGGCGGAAGGCATCACCGCCCAGCTGCGCCAATCGTCCAGCGAGGTGGCGAAGTTCCGCCGCGGTATGTCCGCCGAGACCCTGCCGGCGTTCTTCCAGTTTGGCGGCAAGGTCGAAGACCTGAAGGACGGCAACAGCTATCTGCTGGCGCGCTCGCGCATCGTGTCGGAGATCTACAAGACCGACCGGGCCCGCGCCGCATTGGCCGCCCAGATGATGGGCATTTCGGACGACCAGTTCGACCTGATCAAGCAGGGGCCTGCAGCAATCCAGCAGCTGGTGCTGGCGCAGGAAAAGCGCTCGGCCATCTCGTCGAAGGACGCCCAGGACGCCCAGCGCCTGCGCAACATCTACCTGGATCTGCGCGACACCTTCGAATCGGTGGGCACCAAGGTGCTGATCGCGCTGATTCCCACCTTCGAGAAGCTGCTGAAGGCCGCTCAGAAGGTCGGCGACTACTTCCTGGAAAATCGGCAGCAGATCGTGCAGTGGATAGATCGAGCTGTCGACGGCCTGGGCAACCTGGTAGAGAAGGCAGACCAGGCCGCCCAGGCAGTGGGCGGATGGAAGAACGTGCTGATCGGCCTGGCGGCCCTGAAGCTGCTGTCGATCGTGGCGCCCATGGCATCCCTGGCGACCGCACTGGCGTCGATTGGCGCGTCGCTGGGGGTGATCGGTGGCGCTTCGGGCGCGGCCGGCGTCGCGGCGCTGGGGACGATTGCCACGGTCGCGGGTGGCGTGGCCCTGGCCACCTACAGCAAATCGCTCAATCAGGGCGAGGGAGCGCAGTTGGATGCCCTGAACAATCCGGCCTACCAGAGCGGCAACAAGGCCGCTATGGATGCAATCAAGTTCTTCGAGGGGAAAGGCTACTCGCGCGAGCAGGCGGCCGGCATCGTGGCCAATCTGATGGCCGAAAGCAACCTGAACCCGAAGGCGGTGGGCGACAACGGGCAGGCGGTTGGTATAGGGCAGTGGCATCCCGTGCGCCAGGCCGACTTCAAGAAGGCGTTTGGCATGGACCTGAAGGACGCGACGCTGGCCCAGCAGTTGGCATTCGTGGACTGGGAGCTGCGCAACACGGAGCGCACGGCCATGGAAAAGCTGCAAGCGGCCAAGACGCCGCAGCAGGCTGGCGATGCCGTGTCGCGCTACTACGAGCGCCCGAAGGACAAGGACGGCGAAGCCGAGAAGCGCGCGGCTGCGGCCGGCGCATTGTACGGCGCGGCGCATATCGCGAGCGTGGAAGCGGCGGCGGGATCTTCGACCGCTGCGTCCGCCCAAGCTGCGCCGGTGATTGCGCAGGCCGGCGGGAAGCCGTTGCCACTGAACACCGAGAACAATCACGAGGTCAACATCAACGGGCCGGTGACGATTCACACGCAGGCGACCGACGGTCAGGGCATTGCCCGCGACCTGGGCGCGCTGGGTGGGAGCCAGGGATTGGTCAACCAGGCGAATACAGGGACTTTCTGATGCCGCTGATCGAATTTCCGAATGTGCCGCAGGTGCCGGGTGTGCCGGCGGTGCTGCGCGGGCTGACGATCCCGTCGCTTGGTGAGCTGGCCAATCTTGGCCTCGGCGCCATCGCCGCACTGATCTTCGGCATCCCGCGCTGGGGGCTGTACGACCAGGATGGCCAGCAGGTGCTTCTGTTCGACACCTTCCTGGGAATCCGCTTTCGCAACGGGTCGCGGATCTCGAGCTTCCCGGTGGAGCAGGGCTCGTTCTCGTCGTTCAACAAAGTGGACACGCCGTTCGACGCCATGCTGCGGTTTGCCCTAAGCGGCGATATGGCATCGCGCAGTGCGCTGCTGAACACCCTGGAGGCTTTGAAGGGGAGCGTCGACCTGTTCTCGGTGGTGACGCCAGAGATCGTCTATCCGGCTGCCAACGTCGTGGCCTACTCCTACGAGCGGAATTCTCGTTCGGGGCCCAGCCAGCTGATCGTGGATCTGTATGTCGAGGAAGTGCGGCAGACGGCGCAGGCAGCCTTCAACAGCACCGCGGAGCCGGACGGCGCCGGCGAGCAGAACAACGGGCAGGTGCAAACCTTCCCGGTTTCTGAGCCTGCCGCGATCGACGCAGTACCGATCGATGGGAGTATCCAATGAGGCAGATTCCACTGCGCGCCGTGCCGGCGCAGGCCTGCAGCGTTGTGCTGGGCGGTCAGAATTGCCAGGTCAGCGTCTACCAGAAGTCCACGGGGGTATACCTCGACCTGCAGGTGAATCACGAGCCTGTCGCCATGGCGGTGCTGTGCCATGACCGCGTCTGGCTGATCCGGGAGACCTACAGCGGCTTCGTGGGCGACCTGACCTTCGTCGACACCCAAGGGCGCGATGACCCCGTCTACACCGGTTTCGGTGGCCGCTTCCAATTGATGTACCGAGAAAGCACAGACCTATGAGCTTCGTAAAACGCCGGATCGACGTGACGATCAACCTGGCCGAGGGTCAGTTCGGTGACAATGCCGGCCCCGCTGTCACCCTGTCCGGCTACCGTGTTCAGGCGGCCGTCGTGGCCTACAACGGGGACGCGCAGGCCCAGCTGCAGCTGCGCATCTTCGGCCTGTCGCAGGACATGATCAACAAGCTGACCGTGGTTGGGCCAATCCTGACCGAGCGGCGTAACAACCGCATCCTGGTCGCGGCCGGAGACGTGGGCGGTGACGCACTGACCGTTGTCTATGAGGGAACTATCTCCCAGGCCTGGGCTGACTACAACCAGGCGCCCGAGGTGGTCTTCAATGTGGTGGCGCTCGCGGCAGCGTTCGAGGCAGTGAAGCCAACCAACGCGCGCAGCTACCGGGGAGCGATACAGGCGGCAACCGTCGCGCAGGACCTGGCCAAGGCCATGAATCTGGCCTTCCAGAACAACGGTGTGGATGTGGCGCTGTCCAATCCATATTTCCCCGGCACCGCGCTGGACCAGCTGAAAGCCTGCGCTCGCGCGGCGCGGTTCAACTACACGATCGACCGTGGGGTTTTGGCAATTTGGCCGCTGGCGGGCGCCCGCGCCGATGAGCCCGTGCTGATCCAGGCGGGCGACAACCTGGTGGGCTACCCGACCTTCACCGGAGGCGGCGTGGAGTTCACCGTGCTGTACACCCCACAACTGGGCCTCGGAAACCGCGTGCAGGTGATTTCGGTCATCGAGGCGGCCCACGGGGAGTGGACGGTAGTGAGCCTCGTGCATCAGCTCGAGGCGGAGGTCCCGGGCGGCGCCTGGGTGTCAAGAATCTTGTGCCAGAGGCCCGTAAATGGCTGATCCTCAATCCGGGTACCGCGGACAGGCCGCGGCCGCCGACGGTTCCCAGGACTTCGGTGCGCTCACGTTCCTGGTGACCCAGATGCTGAACCGGCTGAACACCTGCACGCTGGTGCGCGTGATCGCGGTGACGAACAACGGCGGGGTGTCGCCGGTCGGCTTCGTCGACGTGCAGCCGCTGGTGAACCAGTTGGACGGAAACGGGAATGCGGTGCCGCATGGCCAGTTGTTCCAGCTGCCGTATTTCCGGCTGCAGGGCGGCACTGACGCCGTGATTCTCGACCCCAAGGTCGGGGACATCGGCATGGCGGCATTCGCCAACCGGGACCTGTCGGCAGTCAAGGCCAGCAAGCAGCAAGCGAACCCCGGGTCCTGGCGGACGCACGATATGGCCGACGGCCTTTACTTCGGCGGCCTGCTCAATGGCGCGCCGGTGCAGTATGTGCAGTTCACCGAGGGCGGTATCAACGTGGTGTCGCCTTCCAAGGTGACAGTGGTGGCTCCCCGCGTCGAGGTGGACGCCAGCGAACAGTGCGCCCTGAACTCGCCTCAGATCGTGCTGAATGGCACGGTGCAACAGGGGGCCGGCTCATATGGCGGCACCTCGACCTGGCAGGGCAACATGAATACGCTGGGCACGCTGCGCAACAATGGCAAGGACGTCGGCTCGACGCACACCCATCCTGGCGTGCAGACGGGCCCCTCGAACACCGGGACACCGAACCCATGATTACGTTGTTACTGGATCGCACCGCCTGGGATCTCGTTCTGGATGCCGCGGGCAACATCGCAATGGCTTCGAACCCCTACGCGGTGGCGCAGGACGTGGCCAGCGCCATCAAGCTGTTCCGTGGCGAGCTGTTCTATGACACGGCCAAGGGCATACCGTACTGGACCGAGGTTCTGGGCCAGTTGCCGCCCCTGGCGCTGGTGCGCGAACGGCTGCGCGCCGCGGCCCTGACTGTGCCGGACGTGGCCGATGCCGTACCAACCATCACCGCATTCGAGAATCGCCGCCTGAGCGGCTATGTTGAAGTCACGCTGACCAACGGCACGACGTCGACCATCACTTTCTAGGGACCCCATGGCTACCTCCCAAGTACCGCGCGTGCAGTTCACGCCGGAAGGCCTCGTATTGCCTCAAGAATCCGAGATCCTGGCCGGCGTGCTGGCGGACATGGACAGCGCCTTCGGTGGCGGCCTGAACAAGAGTCTGGAGACGCCACAGGGCCAGCTGGCCAGCACCACCACGGCGATCATTGGGGACAAGAACAGCGAGTTTGCCTCGTATGTGAACCAGGTGGACCCGGCCTTCGCCGCTGGGCGGATGCAGGATGCTATCGGCCGCATCTACTTCCTGGATCGCAAGCCCGGAACGGCCACCACAGTGATCGCGACCTGCATGGGGCTGACGGGCGTCACGATTCCGGTGGGAGCGCGAGCGCAGGCGGTCGACGGCAATATCTACCTGTGCACGCAGGCCGGCACCATCCCATCCTCGGGCAGCATCGACCTGCCGTTCTCCTGCTCGGTCAACGGTCCGATCAGCTGCGCGGCCGGCACATTGAACCAGATTTATCAGGCGATCCCGGGCTGGGACTCGGTCTTGAACGCGGACGCGGGCACCGTGGGCAGCAATGTGGAGTCGCGTGCCGAGTTCGAAGAGCGCCGGCGCCAGTCTGTGGCTATCAACGCCCGAAGCTCGCTGCAGTCCATCTACGCTGCCGTGGCAAACCTGGACGGCGTCATCGACGTCTACGTGACGGAGAACAATCTGTCCATCGCCCAGACCATCGGCGGCGTGTCGCTCGTGCCGCATTCCATCTGGGTGGCGGTGGTGGGCGGCGAGGCGGCGGATATCGCCATGGCTATCTGGCGCAAGAAGAGCAATGGTGCCGATTACAACGGGAACACCTCCTACACGGTCGAGGACAAGGATGGCTACGCCTATCCATATCCTTCCTACGTTGTGGAGTGGGAAACGCCCGTCGCGCTGCCTGTGAAGTTCGCGGTGCAGCTGGCGGCCAACCCCGCGCTACCTTCCAACATTGTTGATCTGACCAAGCAGGCCATCATCGACGCCTTCAACGGCGCTGATGGGGGGCAGCGCGCGCGTATCGGGTCCACCATCTATGCCAGCCGCTTCTATGCGCCGGTGTCGTTGCTGGGGCCGTCGGTTTCGATTCTTTCGCTGCTACTCGGTGGCAGCACACCGACGGCGGCCAGCCTGACCGTGCCTATCAACCGGCGACCGACCGTATCGGCCGCCGACATTTCGGTGACCTTGATATGAGCGTGCAGCCGAAGACTGGGCTGGTGGCGCGGACCATCATCAGCCAGTACGCGAACAGCCCCACACTCGTCCTGTTGGCCAACAACATGGACGACTACATCAACCCGGACGCAGATTTCGACGCCTTCTATGACTTCGTGTGGAACGTCGAGACCGCACAGGGGTTCGGGTTGGACATCTGGGGCAGGATCGTCGGCGTGGGACGGATGCTGACAGTCCCAGGCGATGTGACATGCCTTGGGTACAAGGAAGCCATCAGCTGGCAGCCGTTCAACCAGGCGCCATTTTTCAATGGCATGCAGGCGACACACACCTATCGGTTGGCTGATGACGCGTACCGAAAGCTGATCCTTGTCAAAGCGCTGGCCAACATCTCGGATTGCACCTCGCCGAGCCTGAATCGGCTGCTGTCCAATCTCTTCACCGGCCGGGGGCGGTGCTATGTGTCCGACACGGGAAAGATGGAGTTCCGATACGTGTTCGAGTTTGCGCTCGAGCCCTATGAAATCGCCATCCTGACGCAGTCGGGCGCGATCCCAAAGCCGGCGGCTGTCTTGGCAAACGTCTTGCAGGTCGACCTATCAACAACCTTCGGATTCAACGAGGCGCTGATGCAACCCTTCGGATCCGGCGTTTTCTTCACATCATCGGGGCTTATCAATGCAAGCCAGTAACGCACCTACCAAGTCGGCCGTCCCGTTCGCGGAGAGCGGTGCCAAGAACACTATTCCAGTCGCATCTCAGATCGGAGTGACGCCTGGGGCCGCATCGTTTACCGATGGATTCCCCCCCCTGACTATGATGCCTCTAGCTGCTGGCGGCGTGCCGCCATATGGGCGAGACTTTAATGGGATCCTCTACTTCCTGAGCAGCGCGGTGCGATGGGGTCAATCCGGGGGCCTATACAAGTTCGATGCGGCACATGCAGCAGCAGTAGCCGGCTACCCGAAGGGGGCTGTAGTACTGGGCGGTGATGGGAACACAATATGGATCAGCCAGGTAGACAATAACGTGGTCAATCCAGATGCAGGGCCATCTGCGAACTGGACGGGACTCCGGTTGTCTGGGGCTTTGGAATTCACCGATACTCCCACCGCGCCCACGCCGGGGACGGGAGACAACTCTAAAAAGCTTGCCACGACGGAGTTTGTGTCGCGGATCCTCGGGTCGTATCCGATGATGGTCTCGATCGTCGCTGTGCCGACTACGAATATGGGCCCCATCATGATTGCGGAAGCGGGCGAAATGTGGCTGTGGTCGTCGTCCGCGTACTACACCGGCTACCGCTCGCCACTGTGCGGCCGGCCGCTCATCGGGCACACGCCTGCTCCGCTGGTCAACGAGATTGACGCGACCGGCGGGCTGTTGACGAAAGCCGCGTACCCCGCGCTGTGGGGGTACGCACGCGAAGCCGGCCTCGTAGTGTCTCAAGCGACGTGGTCCGCAAACGTCGGCGCGTACTACTTCGTGGATGTCAACTCGACGCAATTCCGCGTGCCGGATCTCCGCGACATGCACATGCGATTCACTGGCACGAACGCAGACGGCGGCGCGCGCGTGCTGGGCACGAAGCAGATGGACGCTGGCCAGCGGCTGCAGGGCGTACTTGGAGCGCCACAGGAAGTTGGCATCAATGGCGTATTTGCCGCGCTCCCGGGGACCGCATCACAGTTCGCGGGAAGCCCCACGCCGGCGCAGAGCTTCACGCAAGTCCAAATGGACACGGCACGTACAGCGCGGGTATCGAGCGAGACGCGTGGCATCAACGTCGCTTTCAACCCACGCATCCACATTTGAGGCACGTATGCACAAGCACATCATCGTCTATCAGACTGACCGAGACGGGATCTATCTCTATGAGACAGTCGCGCACGAGCTGGGTCTCGACGAAGACGTCTACAACGTGCCCTACGGGGCTTACACCGATGCGCCGCCACCGGCGCCTGCGGGCCGCGTTGCGCGTCGCGTCGGCGACGCCTGGAAATCGGTGCAGGACTATCGCGCCGTGCCGCTCTGGGTTACGGCCACGAAAGCGCCGTATGTCCTCGGTGCTGTCGAGAGGGCCGGTGACAAGGATGTCAGCTATCCAGGATGGGGACCGTTGCCCGCATGGCTGACCGACGTGCAGCCCGTATAGCTCGTTGACGATGCAACGATAGCGCCCGCCATGTGCGGGCCTTTTTTTTCGTCTAGGGGAAACGATTGAACATTCAAGAATTCGACGCCCTGGCGGCGAAGCTGGCCGGAGTCGTCGGCGCCATGGTCTCCATGCGGTTTCTGCAGGGATCGCGCACCGCGAAGATCAGCATGGCGGCGACCGGCGCGGTGCTCGCGTACTACGGCTCGCCATGGCTCGCAGGCTTTCTCGGGATTCCCGAGGGGCTGTCGGGCTTTCTCTGTGGCTTCCTCGGCATGGCCATCATGTCGCGGCTATGGCAAGTCGTGCAGGAAGCGCCCATTGGTGCGCTGTGGCAAGCGCTGCTCGACCGTGTTCGAGGCAACAGGGGGGTGTGACATGGAAAGCACCATCTACATCACGTTGTGGGCCGTCCTCGCGTTCGTGAGCTGGCTCATCGTCGCCGGCGGCACTGCGCTGGCGGTCTTTTCGAAATCTATCAAGGACAGCGCGCTGGAGCGCATCGGGCTGTCGGCTGTGTGCCTGACGGCCACGGGCGCGGCGTGTCGCATCGTGGCCGCAGGCTGGGCCAGCGCCGGCGATGCTGCGCTCGCAGTCGCTGCGGCGTTTTATGTCGCTGCGGTGACGATTAAACATATCAGGGAGACCAAGCAATGACCTTGTCGCAAATCATCGAGACCGTCATCGATCCCTCGCTGGCCCTGCTGCCGGCCGCCATGAACACGCCGCAGGCGCGCGTCATGCTGCTGGCGATCGGCCTGCAGGAAAGTCGCTTCATCCATCGCCGGCAGATCGGCGGCCCGGCGCGCGGCTTCTGGCAGTTCGAACAAGGCGGCGGCGTGCGCGGCGTGCTGGCGCATCCGTCGAGCAGGGACTATGCGATTTCCGTGTGCGATGAGCGCGAGGTCGCCGCGACCGCGCGCGACGTATACAACATGCTGGAGCATGACGACGTGCTTGCAGCCGCATTCGCGCGGCTGCTGCTTTGGACGGATCCGGCGCGCTTGCCGCGCATCGGAGACGCCGACGCGGCACTGGCGCTGTACTTGCGGACTTGGAGGCCGGGAAAGCCGCATCCGGCGAGCTGGCCAGGTCTGTACGCGCAGGCCGTGGCCGCCGTGGGGGCATGACATGCAAGCATTCATTCAGCGCGCCTGGGGCTACACAGTGACCGCCCTGGGCACTATCGCGGCTGTGGTGATGGTGTACCTACAGGGGCGCAGCGCGGGCCGCGCAGACGAGCGGCAGGACCGCGCGGAACAGATCGACAAGCAAGCCGCTCAGGCGCGGCAGGAGGTGCGCAATGTGCAAGACGACGTGGCACTCAAGGACGATGATGCTGTTGCTGATCGTCTCAAGTCTGACTGGTTGCGCGGCCCCGGCCCGCGTGGGCGTTGAATACTGCGACCATGCGCGACCGATCTACTTCGACTCGGCCGCGCAGGTTGACGCAACGCCCGCCCAGGTGCGCAGGCAAGTGCTGACTGTCAATGAAACATGGCGTCGCTTGTGCGAGCAGCGGCGGTCTTAGCGGCGCGGCGGGGCACAGGTATTCAGTAGCTTTCTGAATTCGCCTTCGGAAACTGAGATGGAATCCTGACCGGAAAAACGGGCACTGACCTTCGACCCCGACGGCAGGCGGTCAAGAGTGGCCATATACAAGACGCGTGTCTTGAACATCTGATATGTCTCAACAGTGATGTCCACGCTGCCGGAGTCGGGGTAGGGGGTGACTTGGATGTAGTCGGCCCCGCTGATCTTCATGCATCGAATAGTATTGTCGATTGATGCTGTGGATTCGTACACCTCTGGGGCTGTCGCTCGGATTTCCTTGGGTGTCATCGCTACGCATCCGGCCAGGCCGGCGGTAAGCGTGAAGAGGGCCGCTACTTTCTTGGTCACGCGTCAGTCTCCAAGTTGATGCGAGACCTTTTAACACAGCAGTTCGAAAGTGGGTTTAGCCGGTTGTGTGAGTGGCCTCCGTGGTCCACTGGATCCACCAGCCCTGGTAGTAGCGCACTCCAGCGATTTCCTCGAAGCCACAGACCATCATCCCTCTGTCGCTGCCGAACGTCAGGAGCTGCGGCTCAATGAGGTCAGGAATTGCCGCTTTCTGCGTCGCCCCGAACTTGAGCATGCTGTCCATCGTCAGGACCGACACGTAGCGGTTGAGTGCCTTGTTGAGGATCGAGTACATGCGCACGGCACCGACCACGGGCGCGGCCTGGTCATGATCGTGTCGGCGCTCGCCGAGGTGGTGGGTCCGGACGACGGAGCAGAGCAGTTGCATGGACTTGCTTGAAATACTGTATGGATAAACAGTATATTTCAGACAAGTCCTAGCGCAATTTGGCCCCGTTTTTCGATTGATTGTCCAGATCGTCCCGGATGGCCATCAGATCAAGCGCCTTGCATGCAAGCTCAAGCATGTGCGGCAGCTCGTCGGCTTTCGCAAGATATCCCGCGTATGTCCGCCGACTGACGCCCAGGGCGACGGCAGCGGTGTCGTATGTATAGCCATGGCGCGCTTGCCACTCTCGTAGATCATTTGCTGTCATTGCGTTTTGCTCGCTGCATCCATTCGTTCGCCCGCTCCCCCCAGCCAGCCGGCTTGGGCGCTTTCGCAGCGGCGAGCAGCGCGGCCGCAGTTGTGGGGTGCATGGGCTTGCCGCGCTTTGTCTCAGCCATCTTTGCGCGGCTCTCGGCGGATGCCGCTCGTTCCCGGCCACGCGCTGCGGCTTCGGACGGGACGCCGGTGCGCTCTTGCTTGAGCTTGCGCGTTCCCGGCGTAGTCTGGCCGACGCCCAAGGCTTGCCGCCACATCCATACTTTTGTCGCTCCGACGCCCCAATGATGCCGAATGGCCGCGACGCTTTCCGTTCGCACCGCGCGCGCCAGCTCCCCGGTCAAGATCAGGGCCGCGCGGCCGGTTTTTTTTCGGCGAGGCCAGGGAATCGGCGCGTCGGTCCAGCCGCCGACCTCAAGCCGCCCGTCAATTTCGTCGTCGATCCAGTCGCCGGGGCGGCACCGGGGCGCGACGTAGGGACCGCCGATCAGTTCAGGCGCTTGCATGCTTGGCAGCCTCAAGCGCCGCCTGGACCTTGCGCTGATCAAGCACGGACGCCGCGCCAGCGCGCATCATGACGAGTACGCCCGTCTGCCTGTTGCGCGCCAGAGCGCCTATTTCGTCCCCTCGCTGCACTGTCCCAAGCATGTCCCAGCCGGGGAGTGCTGCGTGCTGATAGAGACGCCAGGCGCCGCCTGGCGTCACCAAAAGGCGTGCCCTATTGCTCATTGCTAGCCTTGTACAGCCTCATCGCGTAGTCGGCCGCTGAATTCTCGTCGAATTGCGCCCCTGCTGAAGCGATGAATTCCAAGTGGGCCATGATGCTTTCGCGGTCGCCTTTGTGATCTTCAGCGGCGAAGTGTGCATACTGGCCGGCCAGCATTTCGGGGGTGAATTCGTGTCCCCCCTGGATATCCAAGCCCTCGCAAGTCCCCGCGTTGATGAGTTCCACGACTCGCTCGACGGTATGGGCATTTTGAAGGGCGCGGCTGATGGTGATGTTTTCCATGATCGACTCCAAAAAGGGATGCTGCCTGTTCGGCAGAAAGGCCCGCCGTAGCGGGCTGTCCTCGGTTAAGCGAGACGGTCAGAAAGGTCGCGGTCAGTCAGATGACCGAACAGGAACCAACCTTCGGTGTTGGTGTTCGGCATGGTGCCGTAGACATGGATATCTCCGTTGGAGACGATGCGGTACTTGCGGGCGCCGAACTTAGCGATCAGAGCGCTGCGGATTTGCGTGGTCGTCAT